AGTTGACTCACAAGGTAGATGGTTAGTTGTAGATCCAGTATTCATGGAAATCTTAGCAGACGAGGACTCAAGGTTCTTAAATGCTGATTACGGTGAATCAGGTGCTCTACGTAACGGTCTAGTACTGAACAACATGCATGGTTTCAGAATGTATGTTTCTTCAAACCTTCCTTCAGTGGGAACAGGTTCAGGAACTACAGGTTCTGCAAACCAAAACAGTAACTTTGGTGTTATTGTTGCAGGTCATGACTCAGCAGTAGCAACTGCAGAGCAGATCAGTAAGACTGAAACATATCGTGATCCTGACAGCTTTGCTGACATTGTTCGTGGTATGCATCTATATGGCAGAAAAATCCTACGCCCTGAAGCGTTGGTAACTGCTAAATATAACGCAGCGTAAGGGAGGATTGACTTATGGCTACTTATGATATGACTTCCTCAGCTACTGTAGGTGTTGATTCTAACAGCATTGCAGCAGCTACCTCACGTTATCAAGCGATGGGAATGTACATGCGTGAAGCACGTTTGGACATTGCCAAAATGGTAGAAGACGGATACTCCTGTGCAAATGGGGATATCTTTCAACTTCTAGAAATTCCTGCTAACACTATGGTGTTGTTTGCAGGTGCTGAAGTTGAGACTGCTTTTAACGGATCATCTCCAACTGTAGATATTGATTTTGCAGCAGGTGACGATATTGTTGACGGTGGAGATGTTACTTCTACTGGCTTCCTAGCAGGTGGTACAAACGGTCAAACTATGGTCGTGAATACTGCTGCTGCGGATACGTTTACTGCACACGTAACAACTACAGACACAATTGACGTTAAGTTGATTGCTGCCTCTGCAGATGTTACATCTGGTATCCTACGTGTTATTGCATGTTGCATTGACACAGGACCAAGAGGTGGACGTGCTCCAACTGAAGTAGATCGTGATCTACTAGCATAACTAACTTAAGGGGCTAGGAGACTGGCCCCTTTAACCTTATCTAAGGGAATTTTTTATGGCAACTTATATAACACTAGTTAATCAACTTCTTAGAAGATTGAATGAAGTTACACTAGATACTGCAGGTGATGGCTTTACTACTGTACGTAATGTTCAAGCACTTGCTAAAGATGCTATTAATAACTCCATTAGAAATATAATACAAACAGGACAAGAGTTTCCTTTTCTTAAAACAACAAACACTCAAACGTTAGCAGCAGGAACTAGACAGTACGATTTTCCTACTGATTATTCTGGGGCAGACTGGGAAACTTTTTATATTAAAAAATTAACTTCTGTTGATAATACTCCAATGCATTTACCATCTATAACATATGATGAGTACATTCAAAGATATAGACATTTTGATGATACAGGGGATGCAACAGGAATATCAGCACCTACTCTCGTATATCAAACAAACGAAGAAAAGTTTGGGGTTACTCCTATCCCTGATAATTCATATGAAATAGAATATGTTTACTATAAGTTTCCTGCTGACTTATCAGCTTTTAGTGACACTTCTCTTATACCAGATAGATTTAATCACGTAGTTATTGATGGTGCTATGATGTACATGATGAGATTTAGATCTAACGAACAAAGTGCTGCAATGCACCAAAACAATTTTGAAGATGGTATAAAAGCTATGAGAAGAGTTCTTATAGATGAACATCTTAGAATAAGATCAACTGTGGTTGATAGGATCAACTCTTCTAATCAGGTGTTGGGTAGAGTACTGTAATGGCTGACAATTTAGCTTCCTTTAAAGTCTTCTGTCAAGGAGGGCTAAACACTAGCAGGGATGTGCTATCTCAAGGTGAGACACAACCTGGATCAGCCATATCTTTAATTAATTACGAACCTGCTGTCACTGGTGGTTACAGAAAAATAAATGGTTTTGCTAATAACTATGGCACAGTTACAGGCACAGGAAGTGTTCTAGGTGTTTTTGTAGCAGACGGTATTAACGATGGGATACTAGCTTGTAGAAAGCCATCGTCAGGTAACAACTACTTACATAAATGGAATAACTCTAACTCTTCTTGGGATGCTGTAACTACTTCAGGTTCACCTACAATGGTAGGAGTAACTAAAGTTAGATTTTCTAGGCTTAATTTTGGTACACCAAAGGTTGTATTGACAGATGGTATAAATCCTGCAGCTACATATGATGGTTCAACATATACACAGATTACACATTCAGATGCGCCTACAGACCCTAAGTTTTCTGCAATATTTCAAAACCATTTATTCTTAGCAGGTGATCCTGCACACCCAACTAAACTATTTTTTAGTGCTCCACTAGCAGAAACAGACTTTACATCAGGTAACGGAGCAGGAGTTATAAATGTAGGTTTTCCTATAGTTGCTATCAAATCATTTAGAAACGAACTATTTATATTTGGTACAACTAATATTAAAAAACTAGCAGGTACTGCGTTAGCTAACTTCACACTGCAAACTGTTACAGATGATCTTGGATGTCTAGCAACAGATAGTGTTATAGAAATTGGTGGTGACTTACTATTTTTATCTCAGGATGGTCTACGTCCTATCGCAGGTACAGCAAGAATTGGTGACGTTAATCTAGAAACAGTATCTAAAAATATTCAGTCTATTTTTACAGACATTGTGTTTGATATTGACCTTGACACACTTAACGCTGTAGTAATTAGACAAAAATCACAGTTTAGATATTTTTTTGGTGCTGCAGACTCTCAAGGTATTATTGGTGGTTTTAGACAAACACCTAACGGATTGCAGTTTGAGTATAGTCAGATGCTTGGTATTACAGCTACATGTGCGGCTAGTGGATACATAGGACAAAATGAAATTGTAATACATGGAACGTCAGACGGTAAAGTACAACAGCAAGAAAGTGGTAATAGTTTTGGTGGAGATCCTATCTTTAGCATCTTTCAAACTCCTTTTTACTATTTACAAGACCCTGAACAACGTAAAATATTTTACAACGTATCTACTTATTTACGTTCTGAAGGAGACAACTCAATAGTTATGTCGGCTGTTTATGATTACGAAGATGTAGATACGTTGAATCCAACTAACTTTAATTTAGATAACACAGGAACAGCAGCATACTATAATGAAGCAGTATATAATAGCACTGCAATATTTGATGGTAATCCATCACCAGTTCAAAGAACTAGCATTGAGGGATCAGGTAAGTCTGCATCTTTAAAATTCGTAACTAATGACACAAATGCATCACACAGTATTCAGGGTATAGTGATTACATTTGGAGTGGGAGACAGGTTGTAACATGGCAGGTTATTCAAGACAATCAGCAGCAGATATTATCGCTAATGCGGTTATCAAAGCTGCACCAGTAAACGCAGAGTACAATGCTCTACGAGATGCTTTTGCTTTAGCTACTGGACATAAACATGATGGTAGTTCTACTGAAGGAGGTTATGTTCCTCTTATAGCAGATAGTGATGCTCTAAACAAAGTTGTAATAGATACTAGTAATAACCGCATAGGTTTCTTTAGTGAAGTAAGTGGATCTGCAGTAGAGCAAGTAAGAATACAAGACGGTGCTATTGTTCCTGTAACTGATGACGATATTGACATTGGTACATCATCACTAAAATTTAAAGATTTGTATGTTGATGGTGTTGGTAATATTGATTCTGTAGTTGTAACAGGTGCTGCTACCTTTTCTAACATAGATGTAAATGGTGGTGCTATTGATGGTACAACTATAGGTGCAGCTTCTGCAGGTGCAGCTACGTTTACTGATCTTACTGCAACAGGAACTACTACAGTAACTACAGCAGATGTAAACGGTGGTAATATTGATGGCACTATAATAGGTTCTTCTACAGCAGCAGCAGGTACATTTACAGCTTTAACAAGTACAGGAACTTCAACTCATGCTACGGTGGATATTAATGGCGGTAATGTGGATGGCACAACAATTGGTGCTTCTAGTGCTGCAGCAGCTAGCTTTACAACTGTTTCTACATCTGGTCAAGCGACACTGGCGACTGTTGATATTAACGGTGGTAATATTGATGGTACTGTTATTGGGAATAGTACACCTGCCGCTATAACAGGTACAACAATTACAGCAAGTTCTGGTTTTGTCGGTAACTTACAAGGTAACATTACAGGTAACATAACTGGTGATATTACTGGTGATATTACAGGTGATGTGACAGGTAACGTAACTGCAGGTTCTGGTACATCTACATTTAACAATGTTACAGTAAACGGAACACTAGACGTTACAGGTACAACAATTGCCAACGTTACTGATCCTAGCAATGCACAAGATGCTGCAACAAAAAATTATGTTGATTCTGAAATATCTAGTTTAGTAGACTCAGCACCTGGAACTCTAAACACTCTAAACGAACTTGCTGCAGCATTAGGTGATGATGCAAGTTTTAGTACAACAGTTACAAATAGTATAGCTACCAAGCTACCGCTTGCAGGTGGTACAATGTCTGGTGCTATTGCTATGGGTACAAACAAGATTACAGGTCTAGGTGATCCTACAGCTAACCAAGATGCAGCAACTAAAAAATATACAACAGATACATTCTTACCGTTAGCAGGTGGTACTCTAACAGGTGCAGTAGATGCAGGTAGTAACAAGATTACTGCTAGTTATACTCCAAGTGCAGGTGCTGATCTTACAACAAAAACATATGTTGACGGTATTCTAAGTTCTGGTACTGCAGCAGCAACA